ATCGGAACGGCCCAGAAGGGGCCGGCTTTCGTCCCAGTAACATTTGCGACGTACAAGGACTTCGTAACGAAATTCGGAGGAACGGATGGTAAATTATTCGGACCAATGGCTGTTTCGGAGTGGATGCGAAACGCAAGAGCAGGAACTTATCTTAGAGTTCTTGGAATTGGTGACGGAAAACAAAGAAATACAGATGGAACAGTAACAAATGCTGGTTTCACGGTTGGTGGACAACAGATACAAGCAAATGGTAATACAGGGGTTAATCCTTACGCTACTGCAACGGTATCTAGCGAAGTTCAAGCTGCTGCAAATGCAGTAACTACAGATGCTAAACCAACTCTGACAATCGCCGGCGTCGACGGTACTAAACTTAAGACTGGTGATGGTGGAGTTATCTCTGCAGGAACAAGTGCTTCTGGTGGTGGTCTTTATATTACCATGCCAAACAATAACCTGTTGGATGACATGATTATTAGAATTACGTTTCCAACCGGATTTACTGATTCTGCAGGCACACAGTTAGCAACACATGATATTACATTAAGAAAAGAAGCCGACATTTCTGGAAACACTGTTACTGGAGCAAAAGTCGAATTATCCATCCAAGATGGTGGTGGAGGTAATCTTACAGTTGAACAGGTAGCAAACCTAATAGTTCAAGCAATAAAAAGAGATTCATCTTTCGACCCTGCCACAAACGGAAAAACATCTAATAACTCATATGCAGCAACCATTAAATACGGTTCTGATTGGAAGATATCTGCTTCAACTGGTGGCGGCGATTTAGACAGTGTTTTGGTTGCTCAGGTACTAACCGACAGTGCAAACCGTGGTGTTAAAATTCAGTTCCGCGGTTCTCAATCAATGTCAGGATACTGGGGTAACCCAGGAAGATGGGGTGGAGCAGTGCAAGATACTACTTCTCGCTTGTCGGTCATTGACTCTGGTGCCAACCAAGCAGACAAACTCGCCGCCAACGCTTCCGGCGCCGGCGCTACTGCAGTCCAGTCTGCCACAGCGGGAAATGCAACCAGTGCTTCAACATTGATTGTAACCAAACCTGGTGGCGCAGCTACTACAATAACAGCCAACGCCGCAGCTAATACTGTAGCTGGATTTATTGTTGGTCATAACGCAACCGCCACCGGTACAAATATTAAAACATCAGTAGATCTCATCTCGGGTATTTCTGCCTCTGGAACTTCTACAGTAACGTTGACTAGTGATTCCGGCAATACTTACAATAGTGGCGGTGGTACAGCAGATTATGGAAATGATGCCAAAATCTCTTTTACTTCTTTACAGTCAGGTACTGTTGCAACAGTCCAAGGATCAGGATACACAACCGCAGGGACGGATGTTAACTTCACCGGCGGGGCTGCCGATTCTTCTACTTTGACATTTACGGGTGTCCCTTTAGAAAATTCGTCATTCTCGATTGTCTTTGGTGGCGTTACTCGCGTGTTTGTCTTAGGAACAGACACTGGACAGATTGATATTTCTGGCGTCACTACGGCTGCCGGTGTAGCGGAAGCAGTTGCAGATCATCTTACCGGAGCAACCCCAGCAGAGAATACTCCAACTGCAGTTACTGCTCGTGGTCATACTAGTGCAACGTTAGCGTCAGCAGCCGCGGCTTATAGTGATCAGCTAGTTGTAAAATGGGCCGCCGGAGTTGTAACAATCCTAGATGATGACGCCGATTCAACAAAAACCGCATTAACGCTTTCAGAAACAGACGTTGCTGGATTAGCTGCAGGATTAGGTCGTACATACTTCCTCTCCGCGGTTATGGAAGATAAAAACAGTTCTGGATATATGTCTGGATCTGGATTGACTTCTGGTGACAACCCGATTCTAAGAGGTGTTATAATGGTTGCTTCTGGTTGTGCTCTAGGATTATCTGGGTGGAACGGAAGCAGATTAGACTCAGTTTCTTCGTTTGCTTATGATGACTTTGGAGCTAGCTATGACGCTGGACACCAGGTTGGATGCGTAGATTTAAGAGCAAATGGTGACGAAAACTTTGTAATGTTCCTGAATGGATTTACAAACACATCTAAACACCAGGCGATTCTTACTGCCTCTATGAATCCAAAGAGTCCAAACTATTTCTCAAAGGTCTTTAACACTGACCCAACAAAAATTGAGGAAACTGGACACCTTTTATACGCTCACTATGATGTCCCATCTCATATTTGCGGAATTGCTGCAAGAGACATAGGCGGAACTAGCACGGCCGATGAAAAGTTTGTAGATGTTTATCACAGACTTCTCCTCCAATCCGGATCTTTGGCCAGAGACACTATGGGTAGCAGTACGCATTATAATCCTAACTTTGAGGGTTTCGAGGATAGGTTCAAGCACGCAATCTCTCCATATGTCATCTCTCAGACTTTGGGTACAGCTCCGAAAAACCTGTTTAGATTCCACGCTCTAGATGCTGGAACCGCAGGAAACACACAGTACAAAATCTCTATTGCTAATGTCAAAAAATCGACTGACCCTGTTTCTGATTACGGATCATTCGATCTATACATTCGAAGCTATTCCGATTCCGACGAAGAATTGGCAATTTTAGAAAAATATACCGGCGTAGATCTTAATCCATCGTCAGAAAGGTATATTGCCAGACTTATCGGAACTCAAAACGTGTACTTTGATTTTGACAAACAGACCGCAAATCAAAAATTAGTTATCGATGGACTATATCCAAATAGATCTCAATACGTAAGAATTGAGGTTGTTGATGATATTGAAAATGCGGTTATGGAGCCTACGGCGCTTCCGTTAGGATTTAGAGGTAAAAAACACCTTGCAATCGATGGTACCAAGCCCTTAGGCGCGCTGGACAACTCTTCAGTAGCTGGTATTACAGAGGCAAATCTTGATGACGGTGTTAGAGAACCTCCGGTTCCACTTAGAACGAATGTTACCCAAGGTAAAGGAAGCACTTCTAAAGTTGAGTCTAGATATTTCTGGGGAACACAATTTGAGCTTCAGGATAGAGCAGATGAACTTAACAAGTCTACTGTACATGCATCAATAATTGATAACTTTACAAAATATTTCCCATCATACGGTACGTACCCCGCACTTGTTGGAGCTAATGAAAACACAGCAGCTACAGCCGGCGGAACAAACCTGGATTCAGACCTATATAACTACAACATGTTTACACTGGAACGTGTCTGGGCAAAATGTAAGTCTGCAAGTACAGCAAATGCTGTTGATCCTCGTGAATGGGTTGAGGCAGTATATTGTCGTTCCGGCTCTGCTCCAGGCGCTGGAGACATGGTGGAGACCAATGGCGAAACGCACAAAACAGCAGCAAATGGATATAGATTCTTAGATGTTTCTAAAGATTTTGCTCAGCAGGCATCCAGAAGATATTACAAGTTTAGTTTCTTTATGCAAGCCGGCTTTGATGGATTAAACATTTATAGTAAAGATATTTCTGAAATGACAAATCCAGCTGCTCATAGAGAAATGGCAAACGCCACAACATTGGGCGGTGCTGAAGCCAGTACGGTCGCAGCATACAGAAAAGCCTTAGATATTATGGCTGAAAAATCCGATGTTGATGTACAGATTCTTGCAATCCCTGGAATTAGAGAGCCTGGAATCACCGATTATGCTATCGACAGAACGGAAGAAAGATTCGATGCTCTTTATGTCATGGATATTCAAGAGTGTGAACACGCTGGAACACTTGATTCAAACATAGTTACAGGAAGTGTTCAGGAAATCAGTGTTGCAAACACTGTATCAAAGCTTCAAGATAGAAACTTAGATACCTCGTTTGCTGCAGCATATTTCCCCGATGTCGTTGTTGTCGACGCGGATACAAACTCAAACGTTCGTACTCCTCCATCGGTTTCAGTATTAGGGGCATTGTCCCTAAACGACACGGTCGCACATCCCTGGTTCGCGCCAGCTGGTTTTACTCGAGGCGCATTGTCTTCTGCACTAGAATCTCAGGTAAAACTTTCGCGAATCAACATGGATGCTCTTTACGAGGTTGATATTAATCCTATTACATCGTTCCCAACCTCTGAAGGAGTGGTTGTTTTCGGCCAAAAAACCTTGCTTCAAGCTCAGTCTTCTCTAGACAGGGTTAACGTAAGGCGTCTTCTAATCGATATTAGAAGAAAAGTTAAGAAGGTTGCAAACAAAATTCTTTTCGAACCAAACCGAGACACAACACTCGCAAGATTTTCTGCAGCTGTTCAACCGATTCTTACAACTATCCAAGCTCAGCAGGGTCTAGATAGATTTAAGGTTGTGATTGACACTACGACAACTACACAACAAGATGTTGAAAACAACACAGTTCGTGGGAAAATCTATTTGCAACCAACAAGAGCTGTAGAATTTATATCTCTAGACTTTGTTGTTACAAATGCTGGCACAGAGATTTAAGGAACGTAATAGTTATTAATAAGCACAAAATTGACAGGAGTTAAAAAATGGCTGAAACATTATCCGTACAGGACATGCTACCAAATAAGTTTGAACCTAAAAGAAAGAATAGGTGGATTTTCGCAATCGAAGGTTTAGATTCTTTCCTGATTAAAACTGCAGCGCGTCCTAACATCACTATTGAAGAACAAGAAATTCAATTCATGAACAGCAGACGCTACGTTGCAGGAAAAGCAAACTTTGATGCTTTAAGTGTAACTCTTCACGATCCAATCGCGCCATCAGGTGCACAACAGGTTATGGAATGGGTAAGAACTCATTACGAATCCGTTTCAGGTCGTGCAGGCTATGCAGATTTCTATAAAAGAGACTGCCAGCTTAAATTAGTAGACCCCATCGGGACCGTTATTGAATTATGGGATATCAAAGGATGCTTCCTAACAAACGCATCTTTTGGAGATCTATCATACGAAGACGGCGCACCAATGGAAATTAGCTTGTCCATCAGATTTGATAACTGTGTGCTTCAGTACTGATAACTTTTCTTAAAAAAAGTAAAACCGGTATCCTCTTCGTAAAAGAGGAGGGTGCCTGTTTTATATATTTTGCTTTTTTTGTATACAAAGCAACTTTTTCCCTATAGATTCACTATAGGGATTTTTCGTTTCTACATACTTATTTATGTTGAATTAAATTTCAAGTTCGAGTAAATAATTTTTTTAAGTTAAGGGAGTACAAATGGCCAAACGAAGAAAAGGAAATGATGTTTT